AGGATTTTTTTATTAATGTTAGATAAATTATGACAATTACAGAGTATTTCCAAAGGTATTACAATTTACTTCCATTTCACGCAAATGGTGAATCCGCTTACATTGAATTAGAGCAGGAGTATTTTGAAAAGTTTAAAAGAAATAGGTTTAAAACTTATAATAGCTTTAAAAGAAGTAAGAACTATTATTTTGGGCTATATTAGATAGTTACAATTAGATACAATAGCTTTATGTTACTTTGTAAAAATAATGGCTAATTTATTAACTCGGTTTTTACCAAATTTATCACTAAGGGCTAAAGCTCCAAAGTCATTAATGCCTGCTAACCAGTTTAGCGGATTTCCATTGCAAAATTGGTTTAGTGGCTTTGCAAAGAGTGGTGAACAAGTATCTGAAAAGAATGTTAAGCAGTTAGCTGTTTACTATGCTTGTATAAGAAATATTGCTGAAGATATTAGTAAACTTCCTTATATAGTAGTTAAAACCGAAAAGAATGGTAATAAAAGTAGAGTAAGTAACTTAAATGTTGCTAAGATACTACAAGTTAAGCCAAATAGTTATTCAACTCCAATTGGTTTAAAATATTCAATTATAAATGATGCTATTGCTAGAGGTAATGGTTATGCTTTAATTATTAGGGACAAAGCAGGTTTAGCTACTGAAATGCACTACATAGATTCTAATTTTGTATTTCCTGAATTTGATATTGATACAAAGTCAATGTTTTATCAAATTAATTATACTCCTTTAGGTTTAAGTGGCATTTATTCTAGTGAAGATATATTTCATATAAAAGGGCCAGGTAATTCTATGGTTGGCCAATCAGTATTAGCTTTTCAATTAGAAACATTAGGCCACGCTTTAGCAATCCAAAATTATTCAAGTAAATATTTTAGCGGTGGTGCTTCAATGAGTGGTATCTTAACTTTTGAAGGAGTTAACGATGAAAAGAAACTAAGACAATACACTGAGATGTTTATGGCTAGTTACACTGGTGGTTCAATTGCTGCAATGCCAAGTGGTGTAAAGTTTGAAGCAATGGGTAATGATCCGCAAAAATCGCAGTTCGTAGAAACTGAGAATTATATGCGTGGCGAAATTGCACGTTGGTTCAGAATGCCATTGAGTAAATTACAAGATTTATCAGATACAAATAATTCAGCATTAGAGCAGGTTAACATAAACTATGTTACTGATTGTTTAATGCCTTGGATAGTTAGATTTGAACAAGAAGCAGACCAAAAACTATACGCAATTTATGAACGTGATATTTATGATGGTTATATTGATACTGATATGCTTTTAAGAGGTGATTCAGCAGCAATGGAACGCAAAGTAAGAACAATGTTTACTAGTGGTGCAATAACTCCAAATGAAGTACGTAAAATGTACGCAATCAATACAATTGATGAAGATTATGCAAATAGTAGTTATATGCCAAGCAATATGATGCCAGGCGAAACTGCTATTCCTTTTTGGGCAGCACAAGCACAAAAAAATCAACAATTAACCAATAGTCAGCCTGGAATGGGTGGCGCACAGCAATAATGGAAAGAAGATATAATAATAGAGCTGCTGAGATTATCAGCGAAGAGGGCAGAATGATTAAGGGCTATGCTTCAACATTTGAATCTATGTACGAAATGTTTGAAGGATATAACGAAACTATAGCACGTGGCGCATTTGATGAATGTGATATGAGCGATGTTGTAGCTTTATTTAACCACGAAAGCGAGCAATTATTAGCTAGAACTAAAGATGGTAAAGGTACATTGACATTAGCAGTTGATGACAAAGGTTTGTATTTTGAATTTGAAGCATTAAATACAACTATGGGCAATGATGTACTTGAAAACATAAAAGCAGGTAATATTCGTGGATGTTCATTTGCATTTACTGTAGCTGAACAAAAAGTTGAAGAGTTTGCTGATGGATCAATGCTTAGAACTATTATGAAAATTGATAAGTTGTATGATGTTGGGCCTGTAGTTAATCCTGCTTATGAAGATACTGAAGTTGAAGCATACAAAAAAAGAAGTAAAGAACTAATTATAAAAGAAGATACAAAACAAATAAACGAAAGCTATTATATAGCACAAAAATTTAAATTTAATTTAAACTAAAAAAACAAACAAAATAATGAAAAACTCAAGTGTTGAATTACGCCAATTACAAGCGTTAAAAAGAAACGAAGGTTCTGACTTAGTAGCTAAGGCAGAATTAGAAGGAAGAGAATTGACTACAGTAGAATTAACTACTTTAAGATCAATTGAAACTGATGTAACTGCTTTTGATGCACAAATCAAAGATGCAGAATTAAGAGAAAAATTTGCTAAGTCAAATGTTGAAGGTAGAAAAACTGCTGAAGGTGATTCTAAAGAAAAAAGAGAAATTGCTAATTTTTCATTTGGTAAATTAGTTCGTGAATTAAGCTTATCACGTGGTGATGAGAACGCAATTACAGGTCTTGAAAAAGAAATGTTGCAAGAATCAGCTAAAGAAAAAAGAGCTTTAGGTTCAATGGGTGATGGTTTGTATTTATCAAACAAATTCTTAACTGTTGAAAACAGAACAATGAGCGCAGGTTCATCTACTGCAGGTGGTAACTTTATTGCTACTGACAAAGTTGGATTCTTTGATGCTTTGTATGCAAAAACTGTTTTGCCTCAATTAGGTGCAATTAAATTAGAAGGCTTAGCAGCTAACACTGATTTAACTGGTTTTAGTGCAGGTGTTACTGCAGGTTGGGCTACTGAAGTTGCTGATGCAAGTGCAGGTGATCCTACTACAGCAAGTCGTTCTATTTCTCCTAAGCGTTTAACTGCTTATGTTGATTTGTCTAAGCAATTATTGTTACAAGATAATTTCAGTATTCAAAACTACACAGTTCAATCATTTATGAAAGCTTTTGCAGTAGCAATTGAAGCAGCAGCTATTAATGGTTCAGGTTCAAGCGGACAACCAACAGGTTTATTGGGAACTAGTGGAATTGGATCAGTAGCAATTGGAACTAATGGTGGTGCGCCAACTTTAGCTAAGATTCTTGAATTAATCCAAGTTGTAGAATCGGCTAATGCTGGAATGAACGGTAAGTTCTTAGTAAATCCTAAAGTTGTAGCTAAATTAAAGCAAACTGTTATCGATTCAGGTAGTGGTGCAATGATTATGCCTTATATGAACTACTTTATGGGTCAGCCTGAGCAAATTGCTGGTAAAGAAACTTACAGCACTTCAAATGTTCCCTCTACATTAACTAAAGGTTCTACATCAGGTACTTGCTCTGCAATTATCTATGGTGATTTTGAAAACTTAGTAGTTGGACAATACGGTGGAATAGATTTAGTTATTGATCCTGCTTCACAAGCAATCGGTGGTAAAACTAGAATCGTAATGTCACAATACGTAGGTGTTGCGGTAAAACAACCAGCAGCATTCGCAGCTATACTAGACGCAACAACTGTTTAATCAGTAATTAAGCGTGAATGGAAGTAGGGCGGCTCGATACCGCCCCACGCTTCAAAATGGAAATACAATTTATAAAAAGTCCGATCGGATTTGGTTTAGGCTATCATATTGGCGAATTAGCAACAATTAACGAAAATCAAGCTAATGAATTAGTTGAATTAGGATTTGCAGTTAAAATTGAGAAAGCAGTAAAAGTTGAAACAAAAACAATTAAAAAAGCAGTAAAGTAATTGGAAACATACGTAGTAATAACAGCACCATCAGCAGAGCCAATTACATTGGCAGAGGCTAAACTTCATCTAAGAGTAAACAACTCAGTTGAAGATGCGCTTATTACTGCACTTATTACAGCAGCTAGACAATTTGTTGAAGGCTATACTTGGAGGCCATTAATGACACAAACTATTGATGTGGTTTTTGATACTATTATTGATAAAACAATAATGATTAATAAAGCTCCAGTGCAATCCGTTACAAGTGTAAAATATTTGGATTTAAATGGAACTGAGCAAACAATTAGTAGCACTTTATACGTTACTGATTTGTTAAACTCACCTTGCAGAGTAAAATTAGATACTATTCCAAGTATAAAAGATACATTAAATGCTTTTAAAGTTAGAGTAGTTTGCGGTTATACAAGTGCTGCATTAATTCCACAAACTTATAAGAGTGCAATGCTATTAATTATTGGTCATTTGTACGAGAATAAGCAGCAAGCTCAATCACAAACATTAAGTGAAATTCCATTTGGAGTTTATACGCTTTTAGATATAGAAAATAATAAATATAATAGATCGATATGATTAAGCAAATAGCAACACAAGGAGCAACAGTTACTCCAAGCGATACGACATTTTTAACTAATCCTGGTACTTTATACGTAGGAGTTAGTGGTGATTTAACTGTAATTCATTTTGATGACTATGCAGGTACACCAACTGCAGTTCTTTACAAATCAGTTCCTGTTGGTTTCTTTCCAGTAGCAGTAAGAAGAGTAAATGCAACAGCAACAACAGCAACTAATATTATAGTAAATTACTAGTGAATATTATTAGCGGTAAATTTGATATGACTTGTGAGCTATTTGCTCCAATTGTCGCTACTGATTCAAACAGTGGTGAGGTTGCTCAGTCATATTCAGGAACTGCTACTGCTACTATTTTTTGCTATGTAAATAATAGGGCAAATAATGAAGCTTTTAATGATATGCAGCGCCAAAGCAATACAACTACAACAGTAGATTGTAGATTTGGTGATATTGATGCATTAAGTGTAACGAATAGTTGGTTAATGAAAGTTGAAGGCCAAACATATCAAGTTACAGGTATAGTTGATGCAGTTGAGTTTCAACGTAGAACAGTAACGAGGTTAAGTGGTGTAGAAAGGATTGGATAATGAAAGTAACATTACCTAATGATACTGAAAAGAAGGTTTTAGAATTATTAGATAAAACATTTGCTAATTCAGAAAAACAATTTGCTGATTTAGCGCATAATGAAGCTAATAAAGTAGAATTAGAAATGGCTGCAAAGGTAGCAGTTGACAAAGGAACTTTAAAAGCAAGTATTGGAGTAGTAAAATCTAAAAAGAATAATTTTTTCTTTTGGGTTGGGCCACAATATAGCAATAAAAGTTCAGCGTTTCAGGGTGGTAATCACGCTCATTTAGTTGAGTATGGCACTAAGGAACGTTATATGAAACGTGGTTTATTGGCAGGCGGTTTCACAAGGTCAAGCGGTGGAAGTCAAAAGTTTAAAGGAAAGCCTGAATATGTGCCATACGCTGGGAAGTATTTAGGTACAATGGTATCAAAGCCATTTATAAGACCAACTTATGATTCAATGGGTGCAAGTATTATTGAAAGCTTGAAAAAAGGAACTGAAAAAATAGTAGCAGAACAAGGAAATAAACAAGGTATATGAGTACAAGTAACGCAGGAAATATAGTCTATAATAAATTGGTTAATACAGTTGGTGTTACTAATTTAGTAAGCACTAGAATTAGACCAATGCGAGCTGCTGATACTGATGTTTATCCTTACATTATTTACGAAAGTATATCTAAGCCAAGTTTACAAAGCAAAGAAGGTAATACTGGGTGGTATAAAATGAGATTTCAATTAAGTATGCTTGCAACTTCATTAAGTTCAGTTCAATCTATTGCTGATGCGGTTAGAACAAGTATGGATGGTGCTAGTGGAACTATTGCAGGATTTACAGTACAAAGGATTACATTTGAAGATGAACGTGATATATTTAATGATAATAGCGCAGTGGATGGAGTTTATATGTTGCAACAAGATTATTACATAACAATACAATTATAAAAATATGGCAGTATCAGGAAATTATTTAGGATTATATGTTAATGGCCAAAGAATAGCCTTAACAAAAAGCAATGATTTTGCTAGTAAAATGGCAATGATAGACATTACTACAAAAGATTCAAGTGGTAACAAAGAAGTTCAGCCTGGATTAAAGGAAGGTAGTTGCTCAATGGAAGGAATTTGCACAAGTGGATTAACTAACTTATTACAATGGCCTGAAGCGTTTGACAATGCAATTTGGACTAAAGCAGGAACAGGCGCAATAAGTGGAACTAAGGTTGCAAACGATAGTAATCAAATTTTAGCGCAAACTTATACTTTTGGAACAGGAACGCAAATTAAACAAACATTTGCAACAGCTCCAACTGTATTAGCTATTGGTGATTCAGTTGTTTTTTCAATATCATTAAAAGGAACAGGAACAGTAACAATTCAAGTTGGTGATTCAGTAGGTAGCACTACAAGTTCAACCATTACTTTATCAAGCACTTGGACACGTTATGAATCAGTTTATACATTAGCTTCTACTACTACAATATTTGCTGCAGTAAACAAAGTAAGTGCTACAACAGTTACTTTATTTGGGCCACAAGTTGAAGAGGACACAGTTGCAACTAGTTACAAAGGAAGCCAAGTAACTTTATTAGACTTGCAAACTATAGCAGAAGCAAAAACAAAAGTAACTTTATTATATTCGGATTTTTTAGCATTGGATTTTAAGCAGTCTTATGAAGGATTTATATCTGATATAGCAATTAAGAGTGCGAATGATGAGGCTGAAACATTTAGTTGTTCATTTATGGGAACAGGAACACAAACAATAAGTAACGTATAAAAAATTAAATAAATATAACAATGGCATCAAATGGAAATAATGCAAGATTTACACTTGCTACAAAATTAATAAACCAAGTTACATCTGAAGACTTTGGTTTGAAATTGGCAATGATTGATATTACAAGCAAAACAAGTGCAGGTAATAAAGAAGTAATGCCAGGATTAAAAGAAAGAACTGCAAGCGCAGAAGTAATATTTGAAACAAAGCCAGCAGGATCACCTGCCGATTTTTATTTCAAAGATGCTATTGATGCTTGGAATGCAGGAACTTTATTAGCTTTTACTTATTCGTTAAGTGCTACATTCTCTTCTTCTTTCCTCCTTTT